TTGGAATATGTCTACCCAGCGTTTCTGACTTTCCAGTTCAGCCAGTTCGCGTTGTAGGTTGGGATCTTGCCAGTGCAAGGTACGATCTTTGCTACCTGGATTACGGGCATACACAGTGCGGCCACCGTCGGGGCTTTCAAATATGGTTACTTCGGTTATTTTGCTGACCTGCATGATAGTATTTAACTATTGTAGCACTGTGTCAAATAAAGTCAACAAAAAACCCGCCGGAGCGGGTTTCGTGCAATCGATGTTTTCGATTAGGATGCTGCGAGTTTGAAACCAATGCTTGTGCAAGTGTCTAACTGATAACCTGCATAAGTGATGTTGGCAGCTGCCAAGAACAACGCTGTGCTGGTTGTTGTTGGAGGATTTGCTGCGCTGTTACCAAATGCGCCTGTTGGGAAAATACCAAAGCTGAGAGTGTCACCATCAACTTGATACATTGCTACTGTAGCTGTTTGCTGAATTGCTTGAATAACGTTGGAAACGTATTCGTTTACATCTTGCTGTGTGGCAACAGATGTGTTGGCAACTACACGGTAAAAGTCTAATTTAGGACCTTGGAAGTTTACAGGTGTTGCTGCTGTGGCAGCGTTAACTGCTACTGGGTTGCGAACGTCTGTCGCAAATACTGGTTGTGCGCCACCAGATACGGGGGTAATATAAGCCATTTTAAATCTCCTTAATATATGGTCACAATGGACCTACTTTTATTTAGCATTTTGGCTAAAAATGCCGAGTTAGGAGATCAAATTGGGGTTGTTTAAGATGCGATTTCCAGCACTAAAACCAAAGCGATTGACCAGCTTGGCACGACCGGCCGGAGTGGCCAGGACCCAGCCTTCGTGCCCGGGTTCTTGACGATCTAGTTGTTGTAACATGTCCATCTTGATTTCGTGTAGTAGCAAGAATGCCGAGAATGCGGCGGTGATACCATCCATGTTGCTTCTCGGGCTCTGTAGGTATTCCACTATGTTGTTGTATTTTCTTGGCGTGACATTTTTTTGTAACCATGCTCCAAAATCCGACAACAGGTTTTCATAGTCTGTGGTTATCCTTGAATTCACGTATCTTTTGCACAGAGCAGGAAGATCACTGAGTTGAGCAGCTCGTAGTTCGCCGGGATTGAAAAGACTGTCTATGTCATTGCCGTGCTGTTGCATCACGCCGCGCAACTGTTGAACTAACTTTTTGTTTGGAGCGACATTTTTGATATCTTTGACCGTGGGTTCTATCAGCAACAGGCCAGGCACTTTTTTAAGATTGGTATGATGTATGGGTTCCGGAGCGGCACCGGCGTCTTTGTAGCGTGTGTGTATGGCTATGCCCACTTGACTCTTGCCTATTTCTTGCCCCAGTCGGCTGTTAGCTGGTATGCGGTATTCCACGAAGTTTGGTTTGAACTCGTAATTGCCCGACACTTCGGGTGGAGTTTCTGAATACAGCAAATCCCCTTGCACGTACCCTTGGAAATTGGCAGGTGTGGCCGCTTCCAGCATGGGCCATAACTTTTCATAGATTCCGATCAACTCGCCGCGTTCGCCGCCGCGTTGGCTCATGATGCCGGCCAACTGCGCCATACTGGTGGCACGACCTGCATAGCCCTTGGCACCAAATCCACTTTTGTCCGTCAGCACAAATTTTCCATTCTCGTCACGACCCCAGATAATAGCGGGCTTGCCATCCCATTTGACCGTGGTGTGTTTTCTTGTGTCTGCGCTGGCGTCGCGCATGATATCCATGGCTTCTCGTATGCCACGTGTGCCACGATCAAACACCAGGTCCTCAATGTGTGGTATGCGTGCTTCAGCTTCCATGAGTGTCTGCTCGATCAATGGACGCATGCCTTGATTCACTATGCGATCTCTCAGCTTGGCCAGGAAGTTTGTGTCGGTCACAGGAGTGTACAGTTCTGTGCTTTCCAGGAATGGTAAGCCTTCGCGCTTCATGTGTTCACGGAAATCGGCCAGTTTCTCTTCACGTTTGGGATCTGTGCTCAGTGCTTGTAGTATGCTTTCTACCGAATCCAAGTCTTGGCGGGTAGCTGTTCGGTTTAACAACATTTTTGCTACTTGATCTGGATCGTCGGTGATAATTTCGTTGCTGGCTCTGTCAGCTATGCCAGCGATTTGATTCAACTTGTAGCCCATGCTCTTGGCTATGCTGTTCATGAGCACGTTGCGCTCACGACCTTTGTACTTTGAATCAGCCGGCATGGCTCCCAACACAAACTTTGACCAGGGCACATTCTGCAGAAACATAAAGTCAGTCTGCACAAAGCCTTGTTCAGGATTGCCCGTGATGGGTGTTTTAAAATGCACTGCGGTACCGGTTTTCTTGATCCACTCTTCGGGTCGGAATCCATGACTCTGGGCCCAGCGTGTGAGTTGTGCTACCATTTGTTCTTTAGAAACCTGAGCAGAATCCACGGCAATGTCTAGGTCGCCCGAAGTGGCCTTGATGCCGGTTGAACCCAGGGTATTGTTGATCAGGTCGAGCCCCGGAACCAGTTCTTGCAACCAAGCCAGGGTGGGTTTTACATCGGTTTGATTGATGCGCTGTGTGACGGCACGGCCGTTGTTGTCCTTGAATACATTGCCGCCCTCGGACAGATTCATTTTGTGGTCCTGCGTGCTTTGGCTCGTCCTGGAGGAGGCATTGTTATTTTTGACAAATCGATTGTTTCTTTGCGACCGTGCGTGGGGATTAGGCTGTTGAGATAGTTGACTTGTTTCATTCCTCGAATCTGTTGCCCTAATTCGTTGGTCCACTTATTGTTTAATTTGTAGTATTTTGAAGGAACAGTGTTGCCAGGTTGTACCAATGATACCACCACACGCTCTACCTGTGGAGCTGCTACAGTTGGTTGTTGACGAGGTAAATCGGCACCGGTCACCCCTTGCACAAACCCCGACGCCATCGCCCTGGAAGGAACCATGGCTCGACCCACGTTTTTAAGGTCACCAAAAAAGCTTTCGGTAATTTCATGAACTTGCATCAGTTCTCCTCACACTGCGCACAAATTTGCCAGGATCACGTTGGTTGATGGCATTTAGCAATTTTCTTTTTAGATTTTCAGCCTGATCGGGGGCATAGGTTTCGTCTATTTGCTCCAACAAACGTATGGCGCTGGCGATCACGTTGCTGGCGCGGGTTTCAATGACATGGCGCTGATCGCGCTCGATGTACATGGCATCTAATTCTTCTAGTAGGCTTCGTGTTTTTTTCTGCATTTTGGGCCAGAACCTTTTTATTATTTATGGGTTCGATGGTCTAAAACGTTTGATAATTTCGGGCATGACCTGTTGTAAATCTGCAGGCATCGCAACAATCTGTTGGTCAACAAATTTTGAAATGCCATTTCCTAGTAGAAAATCTCTATTTTTTAACAGTCGTTCTCGGTGCTTTTCTCGCAGTTCTGTTAGTTTTTTTCTATCCGACAAAAGATGCAAGTTATCGGCTAAAGCAAAATAACAACGTTCTATCAGAGTTGAGCGTGTTTGATAACTGTGATTAACGACATCATCAAAAATATCAAATCCTAATTTGGCCCAGTCACTGGCCTGGTTGTAGCCCCCAATCCAAATTGGAAAAGTACAACCCAACACAGAAAACAAAGTTTTTTCAGTAAACATGGAAGCTTTTTGATAGGACACAGGTTCCGTAATAAGTGAAACCGCAGAATTTGTAAAAATGTTCTGTAGTGCATGGTTCCAGGCCCACAAATTGTTGCCGTAATTTGCCACTGAAACGTTGTCATGCCGTTGATCATCATTTTTTGACTCAAAGAAAAATCTTTTTTCTAAATTTATAGGAGCCATGATAAACCCTCTAGCTTCTTGACTCAGTGGAGAGTTTTTTCCAAGTTGATCTAGTTCGTGAATAATACTAGACAAGTTAAAACTACGATCAACTCCAGACCAGGTATAATCAAAATCTGTAAGTTTAAACCACTCGACCAATTTTATGCACAAGAATCGGTTGATCTGTTTTTTATTGATCATGAAATTAAAACAATAGTTGGTCACAAAATTATCAGAAAATTCGCAACGCACGAATTTTTTGGCTTCAAATTCTATCACCAAAGGTAATCCGATTATTTCTAAATTTTGAAATTTTGCAGAAACAAACCCATCACTTACAACATATCCGGGAGTTCCCTTAGTTAAAAGTTTATCTAAATATTCCTGACTGAAGACATCATATATGTGTAACACATGATTTTGTGTAAAGGTATCAATTGCATCAAAATTTCGGCCATATTCTATAGTTGAAAGCACTTGTAACATACTAATTTGTTTTTATTTTACCTAATAATTGTTTGAGTTTGGCACTTTGTACATCGGCTGTGATTTTACCAGAGTCGTTGTTTATGGTTAATTCATCAACGACTTGATCTGCTGAAGATGTGCGACTCTGTGTGCGAATTGAATTTAATATGTCTGGTTTGCGAAAACTATTTACTGGGCCAGCTTCTTCGCCTGGATCGGTAATACGCATGGTTTCGATGTTGTAGTCCAGATCAATCTTTTGCCCTACACCTGTGCTCGATCGACTTTTCATACACTGGATCTGATACTTGCCACGCTCACGCATGGCCCTTGATGTAAAAATACCGAACACATTGTCTGCTGTGTTGATCTTTGATATACCGCCCGAGATATGACTGTGATCAAACTCAATTTCTTCCACGGCACTACGATTTAACTGACTCGCTGTCACAAACAACACATTGAGCTCTTTGGCCAAGTTACGAAGTTCTTCTGAGACATATTTGTCTTTGACAAACAGGTCATTGGGACTAACTTTTGCACTCACAGGCATCAGCAGGTCCAAATAGTCACACATGACAAAATCTACCTTTAGGCCTGTTTGCACCTGCACTTCTTTGATATAGCTACGTATGTCATTGATGTTGCTCTGCGCCGGCAGAGCCTTGATCCTGTACTGCCCGGCTTTCTTACTCACAAGTTTGACCTTGAGTTCAGTCTGGTCTATGTCCTTGCGTATCTCCTTGGTGCTCATGCCAGCCAGCATGGCATCAGTTCTCAACGCACACAGTTCTTCTGAAAGTTCTAATGAAATGTACACGCCACTTAGACCCATCTGCAACCAGCTGAGTGCGATATTCATCATAACCAAGCTCTTACCCGATCCTGATCCGCCGGCAAATATGTTTAGCTCTCCGCGGCTGAATCCACCATACAGGATCTTGTCCATCTGTGGCCAACCTGTTGACACTTGTCCGCCCGAGTTGAAATATTTGTTAATACGAGCTTTGGGGTCTGACCAATAGTCTGTGCCCATGTCCTTGGTCAGACTGATCTGTACCGCATCCTTGATCAGCTTCTCCACAGGATCGTACTCGCCTTTCTCCAGCAAGTCTGCCGATTTCAAGATAGCACGTTCCAGTTCTTGACGTCGTGTAAATCCTTCAAACTCGTCCATGAACCACTCAAAGTGCCCTTCGTTCAAGTCAGGAATATGATTGAGTGTGATACCTGTACTGGCTCGAATTTGTTCTGCTGTAGGAAGTGTTTTGTGATCATCGCTATGTTGGGCAATGAACTCGGCCGCAGGTCTCAAGCTACGATCAAAGTTTTCTGGGTTGTAGATGTTCTGCACACGCACATAACTCTCTGCGTCCTGTAACATCATTTCTAAGAACAAGCGTTGGACTTCGAGTCCGTAGTCTTTTAACATATTATCCTAATCCACATTCTTTTATTTTTGGTAATAAAGATTTCTCAAAAAAATATTTGTTACCTGCTGGCCCGTGATGTCCTTCTGGGGTGTCAGAATCTGCCGGTTTGTTGACGCCAATATTGATACCGTGATAGGTTCCTTCAAACAAGATAACTCTAGGATGACTCATACAGTATTGTAACACAAATTCACTGGGTCCCCATTGATTGTTTTTGTCCAAATCTTTGCCGAGATTCAAAATCAGGTAATTGGCTTTGATAGAATCCAACCATGTGGTAAGAAAAAACACAGTTCTCAAGGTCTGTGTTTCCAACCAAGATCTATCATCATGCAATATCAGCTGTTTGTCGTTGCCATAATTCTGTAAGCAAATTAATCCTCGGTGGCATGAAAGATCAAAAGTTTCTCGTTGCCAGTTAATTGTTTCAAATTTATGTGCCAAATATTCAGTATCTTTGTAGTTATCAAAAACAGTTATGCGTTCCAATGGAGGTATTCCTATCAGCACTAGGTCATTGTGCCAGTCTATTTGATTTTGCAGACCCACTACCAGCTGACACACTGAATCAAAGCTGTTCACTGATCTAGAACAATTGATTATGGTGGGTATGTCAAGATTTTTTGATAGCAGTCCCCAGAAACTTTCGGTAGGCTCTACACAAACCCATGGTGTGCTGTAACTATCTCCAAACATCCAAAGTTTATGATATTTTTTTGACAACTTGTTTTTTCCTTAGTTCTATTTTGATTCGACTGGTTTCTCTGGCCTGCAAGATAGTTATCAAGGCGGCCAATCGCCCCCAACGAATCACAGCATCATTGACGTCTTTGACGTCCGCGGGCCACGCCGGCATGCTCACCGACCATCCCAATTCCAAGGCACGATCCACCAGCTTCATGCCAGCTTCGTCTTGATCAGGTACAACTATGATTTCTTTATCAAGACTGCGAATCAAACGTGCCTGAGCATCATTGATTTCTGCATGTAATACTGCTAATCCACCTATGCTAAGGGCATCAAACACGCCCTCTACTACGATAGCATAGCGCCAGTCGCGACCTTGAAGATCTGTGCCAAACACATAGCCTGGTTGCGTATCGTGTATGTACTTGGGCTGACGATTGTCCAGCATACGACTACTGTATCCTACCACCCGATGGTCATAGGTAAAAGGCACAATGACCTGTGGTCGGGTCCAGTGTACACTGTCATTTTCCAACACGGTCATCACAGGGTAGTCTTCGGGCACATGACGCACACGCAAATATCCCCAGTGTGGACTATGCTTGTTAGTGACTAGTTCAGCTGCCGGAGGCAGTTCACGTTCTTCAAATTCTATACCTTGCAAGGTATTGCTAAGTCTTTGTCGATCTGTCAGCAGACCTTCCATGTTGCGATGTCGCAGGCTTTCGAGATTGATACGTTCTATTTCTTCGTGTGGCACACCCAACCATGACAACAGTTTACGAGCCTTAAAGCTAAGATTACGGCCCAAGATAAAGCTGGCAGTGTATCCGCAGTTGAAGCAGTGATAGCTCCAACCTGCTGCTGATGTCTTGATGCCACCCCTACTGCGACGATCTCGACTTTCGCCGTTGTGTTCACAGCAGGGCGCATTAAATGAAATCCAACCCGACGCACTGGGTTTACGTCGTGCGGGCAAGTAAGAGATCACATCAATCATGCATTGATTATACAGGATTCAATGTGATTTATCAAGATTTCTGACATCAGTTTATGACCAATTTCGTTGGGATGACCTCGATCGGCAAACAATTTTTCAGAATTGGGTAATTTCTTTAAGACATAAGTCAGACAGCGATCTGACCAAATTAGGCTGGGAACATTGACCACACAAGGAGGAGATATGGTACAAAGTTGAAAAACTCGGTTTGGATGCAATGCTGCTTGCCCTTCAAAAAACCAAACTGCCTGTCGATAGTTTAATTTTTCTAATTCCTTGCAGTTTGACAACACTGTTAATCTTTTTATGGTATCTATCCATTCAGAAGAATGATCCATGTCGGGAGTGATCCAGGCACTGTGGACATATTTGTTCCAAGGAGCATCGTTGTTGTAATGCACATGATTGGGATTGTAAAAACTGGCTCTTCCAGATCCTGTAAGTCCCACAATAATCAACGAGCTGTCAACTTCATCAGGACGATTCTCCATCCACCACAGATAATTCCAAATAGTAGACTGTAGACTACCTCCCGGAATACCAAAATTTTCCACTGGTACTCTGTAATGCTGTCCCATTTGTCCTAGAAAACAATTGGACTCTCTGTACTGTGTGTTTTCTGCCACTACTGAATGTGTGTGCAGATGTGATTTTAATGCTGGATCTAGCAGTTCATCTCCCCAGATAAAACTGTCTCCAAACCCCACAATTTTTTTGAATTTCATTTACCTATACAGTAAATTTTCTACATAGCCTGTAGATATGACCACTATGGCACCTTGATTGTTGGGACTTACCGGATATTGGGCTGAAGTCAGTGTGGCATTTGGTATT